ACGAATATCGAGGTAGATTAAGTATAATAGAAGCATTGAATATGCCTATAGGTGATTTGATGCTTCTATATAAATTTATTAGAGATCGTAGAGAAGCTGCCGATGCAGCTGCTGAAAAAGAAAAACACAAAAAAGATGAAGAGCAAAAATATAAGTATATGCAAGCCGCATATAGAGGTCACCCACAAGCCGGATTAGTTCAACCTAACCAAGGTACTAAGACTGAGACTCCAGCTATGACTAGGGAAGATATGGCACGGTTTGAAGATGCTCTTGAAGGAATGCTTTAATTAAAAGGGGATTTATATAAATGGATATCGTCGAATTTTTCTGCAAATTCGGCAATGGAGACTACGAACAAACGAGAAAACAGATAGTAGACTACTTTGGCGAATCTAGTCTATTATATAGTATATTGAAAGGTCACGGTTTATTAAATTCAAAGATTGATCATATCATCTATGATAATTATATTGACTTCATTATATATACAACTGATGCTAAGTTATTTGACTCCTTAGTAGATGAATATAAGCATACTATTACAGTTAATAGTAATAATGGTATGAGTCATCCTATAGTTGTAGATCTTAATAGAGATTTTAATGATCCATGTAAAATTATTGTAACTATGCGATAATACAACACAATCGAGTTAGTGCAATAAATGCACTAACTCGGTTTTTGTTCCACATATAAGTAATTTATAAGGAGGTATATATGGCAATATTAAAAGACCAAATTAGACAAGATAATCTCCAAGTATCTCTTCTTGATGTGGATGATTTTGTCAAGAAGAATAACTTAGTTGAAATAACTAATCCAGTTATATTTGATGCATCAAGTAATCCTACAAGTGATGGATTACTTTCTAATACAATCTTTGGTATTACTAAAGAATCTAGAGCTAGTACTTTTGCATATATTAGTCTAAAGAAGAAATTCTTACAACCATTAGTATATAGAATCTGGAGTAAAGTAGATTCTAAGATTAAATCTGTTATCCATGGTATAGGAACTTACTCTATAGATAAATCTGGTAATATTATAGAAGACCCTAAAGGTGATAATGGTATTGATTTCTTAAGAAAGAATCTAGATAAGATTAAGTTTAGAGAAACTGA